AAATTCTACGGTCACGTTCGCTAGTAACGGCTCAGCGCGTAGCAAAGAAACTACGCGTTCGGCGGCTTGCCAGCGGATAGACGTAGTAGCGGTCACGCTAGACCCGGTGCAATGTATTCGCGGAAACTGTTTAGCAGTCGGTCAACCTCTAAGAATCCAGTCGGTCGGCCTCTATTCCAGTCCGGCGTGCTATAGCGGGTCATAGAACCGTCAAAGCTCTGCGCAATAACGTCGCGGGATTGTCCCGAACGATCAGCGAAAGCAACCGACCGGCAGTATTCCGCGCAAGCACGTAGCAACGGTTCCGGCGGTGTAGCAATACCGTAGGTATATGTCACGGTCAGTACGTCCGCCCCATACCATGCAGGACCGTAAATTAAGCCCGTAGCGGTCTCCGTAGTTAGGTCCGTTAGTAGTCCGGCTACGCCGTCCACGCTGAACGCTGAGACGCTAACTACCGGACGGTTCGCGAGCTGAACCCATTTATTCGGGCGTACCGTTTGTTCAGCGGTCGCGGTCCGCGTCTGAAAAGCGGTTTGAAGATACCGTTCGGCGATATCTTCAAACTCGGCCACTAGGTTAGTTAGTTCCGTATCCGTGTACGTCGTCTGATTAGATAACGCCGGAATACGTGAACGAACCTGCGCGGGTGTGAGATACGCCACGGCGTTTATTCCTTAGCGGCGCGACGTGCGCGCGGCTTCGGTTCGGCGGCGGTTTCGGTAACCGGGTCGATGGTGGTCGTCTCGACCTTGGCCGTCTTGCGGGTTACTGGTTCCGCGAAACCGTTTGCGAATAGATCCGCTGCGACGTTTTCGGGTACGTCGAATTCGTTACCTTTGCCCGGCCAGTCTTGGCCGTCAATGGTTCCCGAAATGTCAGCGAGCATACGAATACGCATAAGAAAAAGTTTCCTTTATAGGTGGTGGCGGTTTACGCCGGTCCGGGAAGGGGATACCGAACCGACGTAAACCAAACCAAAAGGCGAAGCTATATCAGCTTGCGCCGCCGACGAAATGCTTAACCGCGCCGGTCTGGTCAATGAGTAGACCATCGGTACGGAGCTGCACACGGAACGTACGCACAGAATAGTCGAACGCGAAATCGTCCGAAACTGCAACGTCGATACCGTTAACTTCGCGGATGTAGTAGCTAGGGAAGTGTCCGAACAAAACAGACTTAGCCGAAACTGCCGGGTTAGCCATAGAATCGTTCAGGTACACCGGGAAGCCAAGAAGGCTATCGGGGTCGCCGTTCATGCCCGGAGCGAAAAGGTAATGATCGTTTGTTGATCCCTTAAGCTTACGAGCTGCGGCCATAGCGGTATTGTTCATCATCCAGCCCACGCCCGGTTGCGACGTGTACGCCGAGCCAACCGAGTAACGAAGGTCGATCAGATTATCGCCGGTGAAAGCACCAGAGACAGAAGTCGAGCCAGTCTTACCAGCGGTTGAGCTAGTGACAATACCGACGGGGTTAGTTCCACCAGTAGCGCCCGTGGTCATATGTCCACGAGTAGCGACACCGATAGCGGTACCGGCCTGACGGGCAAGGAAGCCCGCAACGTCCACGGCACCATCGGTAGCAAGCTCGTTAGAGAGCTGCACGAGAACCGTATACTTATAACTTCCGAGCGCGCGGGTAGCGAGAGTCGGATCGGAAGCGGTAGCTTGCGCAGCTTCGCCAACGATAGACGCAGTCGAAAACGCGGTAGACGTAGGAACGTTCAGCGTCTCGCCGGTGTTCGTCGTAACGATAGTAGCGACGTTACGCACGACGTTCGTCTGCACGAGATGTTCAACGATGCGGTCATAAACGGAAGTCGGAACCGCACCACCCGAAGACGAAGACGTAATAGCGCGCTTCTCGAAACGTGCGCTCCGAATTTCGCCGTTCATGAGTGAACGAACGGTGTCTTCGTCGCTGTTCTCAACAGAAGCGGTAACGGTTGCGCCGAGGTCGGCCGGGACGCCAAGACGGGCGCGGCTTTCTTCGATATCGCGATTACGCTGCTCCGCGTCGATGATTGACTTAATACGCGCGTCAGCGGTATCAAGCTCTGCGTTAATGCGGTCGAACTGCTCTGATTCCTCGGCGGACAGATCGCGGGCTTCGGTAGCGGCGTGGTCAAGTAGACCCTTAGCCTGCTCCCATGCGCGGGCGCGCTGTTCGCTAAGGTTCTTAATAAACTCGGACATAGTTCGAGTCCTTTCCTTAGTTGGATTTTTATAGGGGTAGCAAGTGAAGAACCGCGGTGGTGCGCTGAGCGTCCGGGCGCGGTTTTCGGGTCGCTGGTTACTTACGCTTTCGCGCTAGTTCTAAATACCGTCGGGCGATATCTACAGACCGTCCCGGTTCGGGAGTGTCGGTAGCATCGTCGGCGGTGCGTACGGTTGCTCCGGTCGTCGCTGCGTAGGCGGGCTGACCGCTGACTACGGAAACTTCGTGCAGGCGAATCTCGCGAAGCGTGCGCGCGGAACCGTCTGCGCTCCACGAGTCGCCAGACTTCGGGACAGTAAAACCGAAGCTCATAGAGTGAACCACGCCTTCGCGGAGAAGTACCGAAAGGTCACGCCCGGCGGTAGTGTCGGGAAGCGTCATATTAACGCGTAGCCCGCGCTCATCCTCTGCGAGCTGAAGCGAACCGTTCTTAGTGGTCGCTAGTGGCATATCGGAATTATGGTTTACGTACGCGCGAATTTCCTTACCGGAATTAAGCGAACGCTTAAACGCGCCGGGTGCGATCGTCTCAATAAACGGCAGCGGTTCGCTAGGTGAATTAAAGACGGCAGCGTAACCAGTAAACGAACGCGCGAAACCTTCGGCGTCTTCGTCGCTAGCCTCTAGCGTCCCTACCTCTACGGTACGAAACTCTACGTCTCGCCCGGCGATACGGCGAGCCTCTACCGGATAGGCGGCGTAGCGCACCGGTTCCGGTTCCGTAACTGGTTCTTCGCTCATATCTTCCACCGTCTCAACGTCCACCGGCACAACGCCCGACGTTAAACTTTCCGGGATAATCCAAAACTTACAAATAGCAGAAGGGTCAATGTCGCCCGCAACAATTTCGCACGCGCGCGGACCCTCATAAAAAGAACAGTTAGAACAAACCAAACCTTCACTAGCAAACGGGTTAGCGGCAGCGTCTACATAATGCGCGCCAGCCTCACCGATGCCAGTATTAAACTGCCCGAACAATTCGGTAACCGCTTCTAAATCTTCGTACTGTTTCTGCTGACGCGGCGTAAGCGGGTACATACCTTCGCCGTTACGGGTTTCGTTTTGCTGTTCCATAGCTGACGCTTTCGTTTCGTTAGCGGTTTCTACGATTGACTGCGCACGCGAATAGCCTGCGTCGCCGCCCCATAACGCCCACGCGATACGGCCATTAGAAGGGTAACCGTCTTCGCCGGGGCTGAAACCTTCTGCGCGTTTATCTACTTCGTGCCTATCGAAATAGGCTTTAATCCGTCGCCATGTAGCTACGGGTAAATCTTTGCGGTTAACAATGTCGCGCGCTCTAGCGATACCGATAGCGGTACCGCCGCGACCGTATTCGGTTCGCCACGCTAAACCGCGTGCAGCTTCGGTAACCATTCCGTCGTTAGGCGGAAACGCGTCGGGCATTATTCGGGCGGGTCTGCGTCTACGCCGACCGGCGGTAAATCGGGATTGCCACCGGGACCGGCCATAGGTGCGCCCGGCAACGCCATAACAAACGCGTCGCCACCGGGGAAGTACGGTTCCATTCCCTCGACCTGACGCGCTTCGTTCGGCGTAATAAACCCGGAAGTAATGCCGAGCTGATGAGCGCGATAACGGTTAATCGTATCGGCGCGAAGAAACGCGGACGTATCAAACTCAACTCGCTGCGCCGTAGGCATAAGATCCGAAAACGCCGCTTCGATCCTGCGCAACCACGGCAGAAGAGTAAACGTAAGAAAGTTTAGACCGGCTTGCTCATTGTTCGTATACGTTTGGCTTGCCGATTTAGCGCCGATCATATGCGCCGGAATACGGAAAATGCGCGCGATTTCTGCTACTGCATACTCTCGCGACGCGTTTAGTTCCATATCGGCAGCGGACGCGCTAATAGGTTTCCATTTAACGCCACCGGAAAGTACCGCGGGACGGCGGCGGCGGCGGTGCTGCGTCTCCCAAGTAGCTTGTAAAACCTTCGCGGCCTCTACGGTTATATCGCCGTCTACCTCTAGAACCGAAGACGGTGTACCGCCTTCTCCGTACCATTGCGATACGTGGCGTTCCACGGCAAGCGCGGACCCGATGGTATTCCGTTGCTGATGTAACGGGCTAATACCCTTAGCGGCTTGCGGTGGTGTAAACCATCGCAAATGCAAAATCTGGTTAGCGTCAATGTCGGAACCGGCGACCGTGTACGTACGCGAATTTCCGACAATAGTTACGTTTACGTTATCCGGATGTAGCGGCACGATCTGAGAAGGAAGCCCGCCGGTACCGCCTGCATAGTCAAGCCAAAGGTACGCGTTGCCATGCAATGCCAGCGACGAAACGACCATATGGATAAGCTCGTATTGCGTAACCGTTTCGGCCGGGTCAGTTAAAAAGCTAGGGGTCTCGATACGTGTATTACGTTCGCCCGTCTGACTGACCGCGCGCAACGGCAACGCCGCTACCGAATCGGCCAGTAGAGAAACGCACGACAGAACCGCAGCAACTTCTAGCGCGGTTTCTTCCGTAACGTTCTCGCCCGACCAGTTATTACCGACAAGGAAACCGGTATTCCGTAACGGTGCGGGCATGGCCCGCTTAACGAAGAGACTCATCGGGTAGCCGCCAAGTAAGAACCGGCAATAATCAAAACGCCGCCGCTAATAAAAGCAACCGGAACCGAGAGCATAGCGATACCGCAAACGATCGCCGCGGCCCCGATAATCTCAGCGAAAGTAGTTAACGCGTTACGCATCGGTAAAGCTCCACGGGTCGATAATCTGCGGCACCGTAGCCGGTGTCGGAACGTGCGTAGCGTGCCATACGGCGCGCTCTAAACCTGCAACCGCGCAAACGCCTAAGTCGATATGGCGGGTGCTTTGTTTGTTTTCTTTTGTAGGGCGCGCGCCGCGGGCGTCAATCTTTAGAACCATATTTTCTACATGGCGTGCTAGTCGCGGGTCGCCGCTATGAGTAAAGGTTTTATCTAGGACCGCATCGTAGAAAAGTTTCCACGCGGTAACCATTCGCTGAACAGAACCCATAGGGTATTCGAGCATCGGTAGACCTTCGTCTTCTAATGCTTGCATAGATCGTTGCCAGCGGTACGGGTCCATCCCGATTTCTGCGACCTGCATAGAACGAGCTGCGTTACGTATAGCGGTTTCTACTTCGCTAATCGGTACGCGCCATTCGTTAGAGTCGCCGGGCTTTTCCCATAAATCGAGAACGTACATATGCGGCCGTTCCTCGACCGTGACAACTACTACGCCGGTGCTATCTCCGCTCCATGATCCATCGGCCATAAGCACAACGGGTATAGACGGGTCCGGTATACGGTCAGGGTCTGCAAGCTTTCCCCATGCGCCATGCGGCAGCGCAGCAGAAGAACCGACTACCCATACGTTCGTTCGTTTCGTACGAAATTCGGACTCCGGTGTACGCACTAGCGTAGACCGGAAATCTTCGTAACTGTTTAGGTCACCGATACCGGGGTTAGCTTCGGCCCAAACTTTCGGGTCGGTATGGTCGGAGTCGGAGCCGGCTTTAGGTTCCCACCATGCAAAGAAAAACGTAGGGTCGTCTATCTCTTTAGCGGCTACTTGTTTGCCATGCTGGTAAAGCGAGTAGCAGAAAGAATCGCGGCCGTAGTTGTCGGTACGTGAACCGGCGGTAGTGATGCCGAGCATTAGCGGTTCGTGCCGGGCGCCGGCGCCGAGCGCCATAACGTCCCATAGTTCGCGGTCCGGCTGAACGTGTACCTCATCGAAAACGACCATTGTCGGAGAGAGACCTTCGGAAGCGCCAGCTTCGCGGCTTAGTACCCGATAAACCGAACCGGTTTCGGGAACCTCGATAGCGTCCCGGTAAACTTTAGAGATACTCGAAAGCTCCGGGTCTAGCTCAACCATGCGCTTAGCCGAACCGAAAACAATACGAGCCTGCTCACGGGTACCAGCGCAAGAATAAACTTCGCCGCCCGCGTCGCCGCAATAAAGCGACCACAACGCAAGCCCGGCACCTAACGCGCTCTTGCCCTGCTTACGTGGCAAGCCGACAAGCGCAGACCGGTGCTTAAGTTTTCCGTCGGAAGTCTCCGCTAGCAAACTGTCTAGTAGCTTTAGCTGCCACGGCCGTAGGCGAATAAGATCGCCAGCGGAACCGCCGACCGAAGCCTTAACTACACGGGCGTAACTGTTAATAAATTCGGAAGCCTCACTACCGCGCGTCTTCGTCTTAGCGGTTGCGTTAAACGAAAGCCATCGCGACGGCCAGCCGCTAACCTTCGCCACGCGCCCGGCGTAACTGCTCTAGTTTCGTAGCCGATTTCACTTCGGCCAGTCCGAGACGCGACCGGCCCGAAGGATCAAAGCCGAGCGTCCCCATTTGCGAAAGTATTTGCTTGTCTAAATCGCGTAAAGCCTTACGCGCTTCGGCTGATTGCGTAGCCATAACAACGGTGCGCAAGCTAGCGCGCTCTTCGATTGACTCGCGCAACATTGCGCAAGCGAGGGTATCGGTCTGAGCTAGCCAAATTTGGCCGGCAGTTAGCACATAATCCAACGCGTCTACCGGATCGAGTTCTACCGGTTCGGGTGCGACCGCTGGCACCGCCGCAAGGTTTCCCAAATTAGGAACCCGGTCGGGGCGCGCGGTACCGCGTCGTTTTTTTACTTCGTTCGGCGTGGCCGGTCGGCCCGCTCTGCTCATAGGTTCCCCTTAAAAAAGCCGGGGTCGGCGTAATTCGCGACCCCTTCAATAATTATGACGATGCACAAAATTGGGTAGGGCGTGGCC